AACCAGAACGAGTAGTTTGAGTAGCACTAACAATCGGTAAGTTAGTTTCGACAGCCAAACCCCTAAGTTCCTCCGCAATCGCTTTGATGAACGAATAAGAATTGACATTACTTCCTGCTCTGTATCTTGAGGATGCACATATATTCAAATAATCTATGAATATTATATCAGGTTTAAAGGATTTTTTCAATGCTAACTCATTAAGCAATGCTTTAAAATGTCCTGAATGAGCAGATGCAGTAGGGTACTCTTTTATAATTAACGTTCCTTGTGTCTTCTTTGCAATACTATCAACCTTCTTATCAAACATAGGTTTGGGTAAGTCTGTTATATCTTGAATAGGAACATTTAAAAGATTAGCATCAATTCTTTCAGCAATTTTCTCCTCAGCCATCTCAAGCGTGATGTATAATACGTTCTTGCC